CCGAGATCTTGGTTGAGCGAGGAGACACCGGAAATTTTCTCAACCTACCGTACTTCGGAGGCGACAATGGTACGCGGTATGCATTCAATGCCGACGGGTCCGCAGCCACGCTTGAAGAGTTCTATGGGTTATATGAAGCGGCCGTCCAAGACTTGCCGTTTACTTTTCCAGAGCCGCCGAAGCAAGCGGAGAGTCCCGTCAAAGATGGTCCGCCTTGCCTACAGGCTTTGTGCGCCCAAGGCTTTCCCGAGGGCACCCGTAACAATGGCCTATTCAACATTGGAGTCTTTCTTAAACGCGCATACCCCGCAGCGTGGGAAGACAAGATGGTCGAGTACAACTTCAAATATGTTTCCCCGCCATTACCCAATGGCGAAGTGCAAATTCTTGTCAAGCAAGTTGGCAAGAAAGAATATCTCTACAAGTGCAAGGACGCGCCGCTCAACAGCTTCTGCAACTCAGGCCTATGCCGAACACGCAAGTTTGGCATTGGAACAAACGGTCCTGATGCGCCTCAGATAGCATCGCTGTCCAAGTACGCCAGTGAGCCGCCCCTGTGGTTCTTGGATGTCAATGGCCGCCGTGTGGAACTGGACACCGAGAGCTTGTTTACGCAAGTGGCTTTCCAAAAGTCGTGCCTAGAAAAGCTTAACGTGCTGCCGCCCACCTTGCGCAAGCAAGATTGGGAACAGATGCTGAACGCCCTTCTCAAAGAGATGGTGGAGACAGAGCAAATCACCGAGGCTCCAGAGGACACAAGTGTCACTGGCCGTTTCATGGATCTGCTTGAAGAATTCACCACCCACATGCAAGAAGCAATGGACCGCGAAGAGATGCTTATGGGCCGCCCGTGGACGGATGTCGATGAAGCGAAAACTTACTTCCGGATCAAGGACCTCGAAGCACACCTGAAGCGTAACAACTTCATTGGCCTCACCGCACCCAAGATGGCTCAGCGCCTTCGCGACATGGGTGGAGAGCCCATTCCGCTATTCCTCAAAGGCCGTACTGTGCGCTGTTGGCGTATTCCGCGCTTCCAGAAACAGGACGCACCATTCGAGTCACAAACTAAACGTACCGCAGGGAGCCCATTCTGATGCTGAAAATTACCGGACACGATGACGCTATTCTTGGCCCTGCATTGATCTGGGGCAACGGCGAACGTATATCAGTTCTGGTATACGACGCAGAGGCTATTCGCACAACGCTCATGACACGCGACAACATGGAAGCGGACGAAGCACGCGAATACATTGAGTTCAACATTGAGGGCGCTTACATGGGCCCCGACACACCCATCCTTGTTTGGCCCGACGATCTGTGGGACGAGGACTATGACTGATATCCGCAAGGTCTTTGGCCCGCCCGGCTCCGGTAAAACAACATACCTTCTTAACGTTGTTGACCGTGAGTTGGCGTCTGATTTGTCTTCGATGCAGATTGGCTACTTCTCTTTTACCAAGAAAGCAGCGACAGAGGCCAAGGACCGAGCGATTGCGAAGTTTCCTGCATTGAATGCTAGGACTGACTTCCCCTATTTCAGAACCCTGCACAGCTTGGCTTTCCACTGCCTAGCCGTCAAGGTGGACTTCATGATGAAGCCAGAGCACTACCGCGAGTTTGCTGCGCAGACCGGCATTCAAATGAACGTGGTTCAAGAAGATGATGTGGATATGGCCAAGGCCGACAACCCCATCCTCAACGAGATCAACCTAGCCCGCATCCGCGGCGTAGACCTGCGTGAACACTACAACCAGTGTGGTCTGGACATCGAATGGCATCACTTTGAGTTTGTTGAAAGATCCTATCGGCACTACAAACGTAGCAAAGAGCTTCTGGACTTCACAGACCTTCTAGAAATGATTGTTGTGCAGCCCGAGCGCCTTCCCTCATTGGAAGTGTTGATTGTTGACGAAGCACAGGATTTGTCTCGCCTGCAATGGCAGCTTGTCGAATCCCTCGCTAAAAAATCGAAACGGGTATTCCTCGCCGGCGACGACGATCAGGCAGTGTTTACTTGGGCAGGTGCAGATGTCAAGAGCTTCTTGTCATTCGAGGGCCAGATTACAGTTCTTGATCAGTCCTACCGCGTCCCATCAATAGTCCACAAGCTTGCCAACAAAGTTGTGCAGCAGATCAAAGAGCGTCAAGAGAAAGAATGGAAGCCCCGCGACTACGAGGGCGCTGTTATGACCTACTACCGCTTTGAAGACGTGCCGATTGATGACGGCCAATGGCTCATCATGGGCAGCACCAACTATCTTTTGAATCCTATCCATGAATGGCTCAGGGCCTCTGGAATCCTTTTTGAGCGCTCAGGTGTACCAAGCCTTAGCCTGACCCTTTTAAAAGCCGTACAGGCATGGGAAAAGCTGCGCAAAGGGGCTTTCCTGTATGGCGATGAGATCAGAAACGTCTACAAGTACATTGGCGCTGAATATATCACCAAGGGCTACCGCACTTTCAAAGGCGAAGCGCTTCTTGAATACAGCATCAAGGACCTGCAGAATAGTTTTGGATTGCAAACCGATGCAATCTGGCATGAAGCCCTGTCCCGCATTACCGAAGACAAGCGTTTTTACCTGACTGCAGTCCTTAGGCGCGGAACAAAGCTTTCAACCATGGGCCGGATCAAACTGTCCACGATCCACGGAGCCAAGGGCGGCGAGGCGGATAATGTGCTGCTGCTCATGGACCTCTCACCAAGGTTTGCGAAAGAGTACGCAAGTAACGGGGATAACGTCCACCGGCTCTTTTACGTAGGGATAACCCGCGCAAAACAGGCATTGCATTTAGTTTTACCCAAACATATTGAAAAAGGCTTCAAAATATGAAAAAAACCATACCCCTTTTTCCCACCCAAACAGAATGGTTAGCTCCAGAAGTATTCCCCAACCTATCTACAGCGAAAGAAATAGCAATTGATCTTGAAACATGCGACCCCAACTTGGAATCCATGGGCCCGGGATGGCCTCGGAACGACGGTTTCGTTGTCGGCTACGCCATTGCCGTCGATGGATGGTCTGGATATTTTCCGGTGGCGCATCAGGGTGGTGGAAATCTGGACAGACGCAGAGTGGAAAGATGGATCACGGACGTATTGGCTTACCCTTCCGATAAGGTTATGCATAACGCCGCCTATGACTTGGGGTGGTTACAAGCAAGTGGTTTTAAGGTCAACGGACGGATCGTTGATACCATGCTCGCTGCCCCAATTCTTGACGAAAACCGCTTCAGCTATGCTCTCAACTCCTTGGGATTCGACTATCTTCAAGAAATCAAGTCAGAGCAAGGGCTCAAACAAGCCGCTGCGGACTTCGGAGTTCATCCAAAAAAAGAACTTTGGAAACTACCCGCCATGTATGTGGGAGAGTACGCTGAACAGGATGCAGCGCTCACACTGAAACTCTGGCAAGCCTTCAAGATCCGCATGCGTCAGGATGAAGTCGAATCCATCTTCAACCTCGAAACAGAAGCCTTCCCCGTCCTGCACAACATGACAAGCCGCGGCATCCGGTTTGACCGCAGCAAATGTGAACAGCTAATTGACCAACTAATTGCCCGCGAGAAACAAATCCATAAGGACCTCAAGTCACTCATCGGATCCAACGTCGATATCTGGGCCGCACAAAGCATCGCCCTAGCATTTGACAAGCTTCAGTTGCCCTATGCAAAGACCGAGAACGGCCAACCGAGCTTTACAAAAGGATTCTTGGATGGCTGTGAGCACCCCATTGCCAAGATGATTGTGGAGGCGCGTGAGACCAACAAAACGCACAGCACCTTCCTGCAGCCGTACCTTAACTTCAGTGCCAAGACCGGCCGTATCCATCCGCACGTCAACCAGATGCGCTCAGATGATGGCGGCACCGTTACAGGACGTCTGTCCATGGCCAACCCTAACCTGCAGCAGGTCCCTGCCCGACACGAGATCATCGGCCCCATGGTCCGCAGCCTGTTCCTTCCCGAAGAGGGCGAAATGTGGGCATCAAATGACTTCTCTTCACAGGAGCCACGCCTTCTTGTCCACTATGCTTCTCTGCTCGATTTACCCGGAGCCGAGAAGATGGTGGACGCCTATCAGAACGACCCCAACACCGACTTTCACCAGATGGTTGCCGACATGGCAGGCATCAAAAGGAAAGCTGCCAAGACCATTGGCCTTGGTTTGATGTACGGCATGGGCAAGAACAAACTGGCCGCGCAACTGGATCTGAACCTCGACGAAGCGTCAGAGCTTATCGACCAATTCCACAGGAATGTCCCGTTCCTTAAAGGCACAGTCAATGCTGTGATGAAAAGGATCGAGCATCCCGCATCAGGCGGATCAATCCGCACCCTTCTCGGACGCAAGTGCCGGTTCCCACTTTGGGAGCCGATGGAGTGGGGCGTGAACAAAGCCCTTCCCCGTGAGCAAGCCGTCATGGAATACGGCCAACGGATCAAGCGCGCAGGCACCTACAAAGGATTAAACCGCCTCATCCAAGGGTCTGCTGCCGACCAGACAAAGGCAGCAATGGTGGCTCTTGCTCGGGAGGGGATCATGCCCATGCTGCAGGTTCACGATGAACTGGCATTGAGCGTTAAGACAAAGGAAGAAGCGCAGCGTGCAGCAGAGATCATGGCAACGTGCGTCAACATGCAAATCCCCAGTCGGTGCGACGTGGAAGTCGGACCAAGCTGGGGAGAAGCAAAGTAATCAGCGAATCCGTCCGTTGAGGCGGTCCGCTACCAACTGGGCGTAGCCGGCAATATCTAACCAGTGGTCAACCACATCAGGATTGCCATTGATGATGCGGCCAATCTTGTGGATGATCATATCCAATGACTCCGCCTGATCATGTGCCAACGTCTTATCACGATTGTTCAAGGCATTCTGTACAACACGTTTCAACATCTGCATGACTTCAGCGCCCTCGATGAACTTGCCGTAGTCCACGGCCCGAGCGTCAAGGGTTGCATCCACCTCAGGCATTGGCGGCATCTCAGGCGGCTGCCACGGATCGTCGTACATCTCAATTCCCGTTTGCTTTTGCTTTTGGGAATTATTTATTGCCTCAAGGTACTCCTCGGTTGTAAGCTTTAGCTTATCAGCAATCATTTGTTGTCCCTCTGCCAAAGCAAGAACTTCAGGGGCAAGTGAGATAAGCTGCTCAGACCTCTTGGGGAACACAAAACCTTTTTTCCTCATGGCATTGCGCAGGGCATAGACAGATTGTTTGGTCATGCCGAACCGGAATGCTATCTCGTCAACCGAGGCAGCAGGATGGCTTTCCAAAAACGATTGAGCGCGTTTGGTTTTAGATGGGTGTTTACGTTTAGTTGCTTTCATTTCCGACTTTCTTGATTGTTAAAGATTTCATAATATTTCTTAGGCATGGGTGCCTTCTTATCTAACAGGGCGCGCAGCCATTCCGCGCCGCCCAATTGGTTGAGGATCATCCACTGTCTGTCAGACATCCTCACTTGTCTTCCGATTAGTGGCTCGGGGGGTTTTGGTCTTGGCATGTTCTAATAAATTCCCTGTCGTTACTCGTTTGGTCCAACAGCAAGCGCAAATCCACCTTGCTGCACTCATTTGTATTCCACCCTCCGGTGGCCGTTTCTCTTCGCATTTATTACAAAGTTGTAATTGATGCAAATGCTGCTTGCTTCCAAGCTGCAACTGTTGACTAGAAAAGCTCACGTTTTCATATTCCTTATGTAGACAGCAAAACTGCCTATTGTGTCTGGGCCAAAAGCTTTCATCTTCTCAATTTCCTTGGCTACCTCTTCAAGGACCAAGTTGCGCTGCGTAGACAAGACCCACGGATCCTCTTCAAGCTGCTCAATGACCATCTGGCGCTTACGCCAACCCATGGCCTTCTCCCATATGCTTAGTTCTTTCATGTGTACTCCTTAAAAAACCATTTCCATCTGCGTTTCTTGGCAATCAAAATAAGGCAGTTTTTGGCATACTTTTCAACCGATATACCTATCTTCTTTGCAAGCGCTACTTCAGTGGCCGACAAAGTCATCTTGCCTACCTTGTTTTGGCCCCTTACCTTACGGACTCTCACGCCTTCTCCTCAAACTCATCCTTTATCTTCTGACGATTGATCATGGCCTGCATGGGATCAATATCCCCCATCAGCACTTCAAGCAACAAACGATCTATTGCCTTTAAGTGCTTCTCCGTCATCCCCAATTTAAAACCTAAGTCAAAAAATTGTTTTGGATCTTCAGTCATATTACGTTCCTCGTTTCCTCAAAATAAGTAGCAGCATCCATCTGCACCTGAAAAATCACATCCGGATGCAAAACCCCGCTCAAGTCCACAGAACTGTTAGGCAAGAACACCGAAACAAGAGTCCATACCTCAGGGTAGTCCGGCTCCAACTTCATCCCAGATATCGGCTCAATCGAGCCAATCTCTTCGGGCTCATACTCGAACAAACACCTGAGCCGTAAACCCAACTCATCACACTCATACAAAAACTCATACTGATTGCTCATCTGTTACCCCACAGTCAAAATTATTAGAAAACCCACAATCACCGACCCCAACGTCACAGGCCACAAGGGCACAGGACGATGGATCGAGGACCATCCCATCAAAGCTGCCTGAACAAGCTCTTCAGATGATGTCATCTCAGGAGGCTTTGGCTGATACATCAGCCCTATCTGTACCTTGCCCGTGTTAAAAGGCGTTACACGCCCGTTTGTGCGGTTGATGGATATAGATTCATGCGCATTAGTGATCATAAGAAGCTCCCATTTCTTTTTTGGTCTTCAACGCATCACTATAAGCATGCTCAAAGCCTTCCAGAAACTTGTCCAACGGCACATCTAACTCAGCAGTCAAAATGGCCGAGGAGACAAGGCACGCGAACCACGCGTCAGCAGGCTTGACAAAAGTAGTTGAGCAGAAGTTAATCAAAGTCTGCGCATTGTCCATGATCTTTTCGATCTCTTTATCCGG